TCGACAAAGACAGAACCCGACTATAACACGCAGTCTAGCAGAGTATAACCCTGAGCTATCCATTCTCCTGAAAACACAAGAAGGGATGAAGGCACGTCGAGACATTCGATCCACGGAGGTCATTCGGTATGCCTACGGATGATGTCTTTGACGCCGCTTGGAGAGAAGTCCAAAACGATGACATTCGCAAGTTCAGCTTCATAGAGGGATTGGCTAGAGACTTCGGCTTTGACGAGTATGCGGATCGCATGAGGCAGAGGGAAGAGGCAAGAGCTAGAATGCTCGCTCAATTCGATACCGAAGTCCTTGGCGCACCCGACCCCGCTGGGGTTATTATGGATTCAAGGCGGCAGATGATAGACGCACAGAGGGAAGAAGAGGCCAGAGCTAAGGATGAGCGTAATCAAAGGAGATATGAGGAAATCGCCAGACTTGAAGCACAGCTCGCAGAGGAGCAACAAACTAGAGGAGACACTTTAGCAGTGCCAGCCGATCAGCCGGAACCAGAGCCTGAGATAAGAGAGGAGTCGGTTGGAGAAAGGGTCATGGCCACACCAGAGGAACTAGGGCAGGTCGTCGAAAAGCCTG